ATGGCTTCAGCCGTTCGCATGGTTTACCCCGTAGGAATGTTGAGTCCGCCCGTGGCTGCGCCCTCAAGCGGAATGGTCAGGGCCGAGCGTCCGCGGCCCCGCCGCGTGTACTCGTCTGGGTTGATGGTTGGCAGGCCACCAGAGACATCCGCGCGGGTCATCATCTGGGTGTTGCGCGGCGGATTGATCGGGGGCGGCGGCGGCGGTTCCGGCGGGGGCAGGGGCTTTGGGGGCTCCGGCATCGGGGGCATCTTAGGGCTGCTGCACATGGCGGTTCTCGGTTCGTTCCTTGAGGTGACTGCGGAGGAGGTGAACGACCTGCCTCATTCCCCTGTAGTGCCAGATTTCCCTGTCGGATGTCGAGAGGTCTGGGCACTTCTCTGGGATCAGTTCATCGAGCATGGTGACTAGTTCGCTCGTCACCGGGAGGGGCGCATTCTTTGGGTCCATGTCCATAAGGTACCTACCTTGTGAATACCATGATGACACCCGGTTTGTATGTAACCCGGATCCGAATTCCTGAGTTCATGGCCATGAGCTCCAGCTCCCGGCGGCCTTTCCTGCGGCCGACGATGGCCACGATCTCGGCAGGCCAAACACGAAGATGGGCTGCGATGTCCTCAAGGAATACCTCGACAACATCGCAGCCCTGAATCGAGTCAGCGAAGATTTGGGCCATCCGCCTTTGAATCAGGTAGGCGGATAGGGAGCGCATCACTTCTTCTTGCCGGACTTCATCTTGGGCTTCGGACCGTACTCGGCCTTGCGCTCCTTCTTGCTCTCGGTCATTTCGTGCTTCATGCCCTTCTTGCCCTTCATGCTCTTCATTGGGGTGTTTCCATGCCGAGTGCAATCCTGAGCAGGGTCCTCGGCAGAGACACCTGACCAGTCTGGGAGATCGAACAGGCCCATCGGCACGATGCCTCGGACCGTCATCTCCTCCATGTGCATGATTGCTCCGATGTTCCACCGAGCCGCGGCCAGATGGTCCTCGTCTCGATGGCCCTGTACATAGCGCAGCAGGTGACGCATGGCCGAGTCGATGAACCGGGAGATGGGCTGACCCTTCTCCCAGTTCCGTTCGCCGTACTTCGCCGCACCTAGCTCAAGCAGCCGAGCATCGCGGTCCAGAACGAACGGGCTCATCAGGTCATAGCGTCCCTTGCCGCTTCGGGTATCACGACGGCTTCCCGTCTCAAACTCCTCGCGTGATCCGCTGTCCTTTAGGACGAAGTTGCTGGAGTCCACAGCTTCACCTCCGATGTTCTCTGGTCGAACTCATGGTGCCGCAGGATCCGAGCGACACGCGCCTGAACCAACGCTTCGTCCTCGGAGAGTCCCGCCTTCCGGAACGCATCGAGAACAAGATCCCAAGTGTGTCCGTTTGCCAAGATGGCCTCGGCCTTCTTCGGCCCGACACCCGGACATCCGCTGTAACCGTCCGTGCTGTCGCCGCACAGGGTTTGCATCATGTGCGCGTAGTTGGCCTCGTTCTCCGCGATCACGCGCGGATGCGTGTCGTGGTCAGGGTTGAAGTGCACACCCGGAACGGTGCGGAGATCCTTGTCGATGGTGACGATCACGCGGTTCTTCCGCTTCGGATCGGTGGCCATGATCCCCATCACATCGTCGGCCTCCAGCGTGGGCATGACCGCGACATCGTAGGTGTTCGCCACATACGCCCGAAGATCCTTGTAGACAATCGGCTTCCGGTTTCCCTTGCGGTTGGACTTGTATGTCGTGAGCAGGGTGTTGCGCCAGTTGTTCGGACTCGACAGGCAGATCAGGACCTTGACGGACTTGCCGCCAAGCTTCTCGCGGATGCTGGCGATCTCAACATCGAGCAGGTGCTTCGCCATCCGTGCATCGCTGTGCAATGTCCAGATGTCGTCGTCCCATTGCCACGGGACCTCTACGGCCGCGGAGATGCGGTGGATCAGGATGTCGCCGTCAATCAACGCTTCTGTCTTCTTGCTTGGCATAATCAATCCTCTTGAGCATGGCCAGCTCTGCGATCAGATGCTTGACATAGGAGGAATCGTACTCGACTCCGATGCTGTCTAGCTCGATCACGATGTTGGCTTGCCGCTTCTTCTCTATCAGGTATGGTCGGACCATCCGCAGGAACCGGACAGCGTGTCGTCCGCTGGCCTCCCACCTGTAGACAGTCCGGTGGTTTCGGTTGTTGTTCTTGAGCGTCCTGACGGAACCCTTGAATCGGTTGGCGATCAGCATCAGCACATGGGGATAGGTGTTCGTGATGGACACATACGCCCTGTTTCCCTGCCACCTGATGCAGCCCTCACCATCGAGGTATCCCGCTAGGTAGCGTTTCAACTAGTGCGTTTCTGCCCAGTTCCTTCCGATTCTGTACTCCCCATCCAGAGGGCAGCGGAACCCGAGCATTTCACCCGCCAACTGGAATGCCTGCTTCGTATAGGAAGCGAACGCCTCGATCTGATCCTTTGGTCCCTCAAACTGGATCTCGTCGTGGATGTGCGCCACCTGATGGATGTTGAACCCGGAATGCCGGATCGCATCATCCATAAGGATGGTCGCCTGCTTCACCGCAATGGCTCCGGCAGATTGCAGCAGCGTGTTCAACGCGCTGTGCTTGCTTCGAATCCACAGCTTTCGGCCATCGACACCGATCAGGTATCCGCGGTCAACCTTGGCAGCGACGGCATCGCGCAGCTTCTTCAGGGCGGGGGTAGCTGCAAGGAACTTTGCCTTGAGTTTCTTACCCTCTTCCGCCTTGCCGCCGACGATGTTCCCGATCTTCTCGTCGCCAGCCCCATACAAGAACGCATATATGAATGTCTTCGCGTCGTTGCGCGTGGCCAGCCCAGCGGCCTGCTGGTTCTTGGTATGGATGTCTCCGTTGCAGATGACATTCGCGTACTCGCCGCCGTCCCACGCAGCGAGGTAGTGGGCAAGGCAGCGGAGCTCCAAGCCGGACGCATCGCATCCAAGCATGACCATCCCCGGTGTCGCTCGGAACAGGGCGCGGCATTGCTTGCCCCACGATGCGTTGACGGCTGGGACCTGCGCGATGTTCGGTCGGCTGTGGGTACACCGTCCGGTGATCGCTCCGTTGGTGTTCACATAGCCGTGGATGCGGCCGTTCTTCTCGGCCTTGAGCCATGCTTCGTCACCCTCGGCAACCTGCCCGAGCCTCTTGGCCACGGTCAGGTACTCGCAGATCGCGGCCGCAGTCGGACCCGGCATCACCGACAGGATCGACTCGTCCACCTGCGGCTTGCCTGATGGGGTGAACACCTCCGGCTTCCAGCCCTGTGAGATCAGATACTCAGCGATCTGGTCCCGGCTTCCGGGGTTGAACGGGATCGTCTTGGTCTTCGTCTTGAGCTGGATGATCGTCGGCGGAACGGTGGCTTGAAGCGTCTCCGTTAGCTCAAGCTTCCGCTTCTGGAGCTCGGCCGTCAGCTGGTGCGCTGCTTGGATATCGAAGCAGAAGCCGCGGTTCATTTGCCTTTGGATCAAAGATGCAAACTTTGTCTCTAACTGTAGTGCTTTCGCTCCGGGATCAATCTCGGAGTCCAGCCTCTTCCACAGCTCCAGCGTGATGCGGCAGTCCTGATGGTTGTACTCAGCCAGCTCATCGCTGTATTGCAGGTTAGAGAAGTCCGTGACCTTCTCCAGCAGGTCGCCCTTGAGTAAGCCGAGGCGGTAGCCCCAAGCCTTGAGCGAGTGCTTGCCGATCAGTTCGGTCGGGAACTCCTTGGCCGCGAAGTCACGCTCCTTCTGATCGGGGTAGACCAGACGGGCCATGACCATCGTGTCGTGCCACGCGATGTTCCGCTTCTTGAACATCCAGTCCTCGTACATGGACAGGTCGTGGCGTGTGAGCCATCCCTCGATGTACGGGATATCGAAGCCGATGATGTTGTGGCCAATCACGCAGTCGCTGGACAAGATCATCCGGATCGCCTTGTCCACCTCGTCACGCTTGAAGGTGACGGCGGGTTGGTCCTGCTTGTCCAGCAAGATGGAGATGCACAGGATGTCACCCTCCATCGGGTTCAGCGATGTCGTCTCGATGTCAAATGCAACTCGTCTCATGTTTCCTCCTAGAAGTTCGGTAGCTCTTCATCCTCGGCCGCGAAGTCGAATCGGCTTTCCGACAATCGACCCGTGTCCTTGTCCCAACGCAGTTCTCCAGCCCTGCCCGTGTCGCCTCCAAATCGGTTCTTCAGCACACGGATCTTCGTGATGTTCTTCTTCGTCTCGTTCTGCTGGTCGCGCTCCAGACCGATCACGATGTCGCTGAGCTGACCAATCGCACCAGACCCACGCAGCTGTGCGAGACTCGTCTGGCCGCCTTCCTCATGCGATCCTTCCTTCGGCCGCTTGAGGTGGCTGACAAGAATCATTCCGCATCCCAGTTCCTGTACCAGCATCCGCAGCTTCGTCATCGTGTTGTCGATGATGCGACGCTCCTCGCCATCGTCAATACCAGACACGACGATGCTGATGTGATCGAGGAAGATCCACTTGCACTCAAGGCCGCGGACCATGTAGCGGATGCGGGCAAGCAGATTCTCCGAATCGCACGAACCAAAGTGGTCGTACAGGAACATCCGACCAGATCCCACGGTGCGGTCAAAGGCAAGCCGCAGTTCATCCTCTGGAATCGACTCGCGTTCCTTGTCGATGTGCAGCTTCTTCGACAGCTCGACGGACATGATGCCGAGAGCGGTGCGGCGGACGGATTCCTCAAGCGCGATGTATCCGACGGTGCCGCCCATGCCAAGCAACCAATGCGCCAGCTCTCGGCACACGGAGCTCTTGCCGATGCCCGAGCCGGAGGTCACGGTGATGAGCTCACCGAGACGAAGACCGTGCAGCTTGTCCTGTAGGCCAGCCCACGGGTACGGAAGGCTCGGCTGATCCTTCGCGTTGATCTCGACCCAGAGGTCGCGGCCGTCGATGATTCCGTCCGGCCTGTAGACCTTCGCTCCCCACATCGCGTCGATCACCTCGCGGCCGCGTCCTGCCGTCAGGCACTCGTTTGGATCCTTGAGTGGGAGTTGCGCGATCCTCGCCTTGCCGGGAGTGAGCAGCATCGCGCAGTCCGTGGCTGCGCCCTGCCCCGGCTCGTCCATGTCGAACATGAAGACGACCGTCTCAAACTTCTCGATCCACTCTAAGTTGGCGCGAATCGCCTTCTCTGCGCCAGCCGCTCCGGTGGGAATGCTGACCACAGGCCACTTGTTGTCCTGTAGCTGGCTGACCGACATCGCGTCGATCTCGCCTTCGGTGATGACAAGGATCTTGCCGCCGTCACGCCAAAGGTTCTGACCGAACAACCCGCAGCCCTTCATGTCGCCAACAACGACGAAGCTCTTGTCGGCAAAGCGCAGCTTCTGTGCCTTCACCTGACCGTCTGGCCCGTGGTAGTTCGCCACCTGCACGGGCTTGTTCTGATAC